GGTGTTCTCGGCGGAGTAGAGTGTCACCACTCTCGGTTTACCTGACGAAAAGACAAGCTCCTTTCGACAGTCTGCTCCGAACTCCTCAACATTCCAATTGCCACCCTGCTTACGGGTGTAGTCTAATGTAGCGTTACCGTTCGGGATAAACGGCCTACGACGATCGTCCCAGCCCTGGTCAACGTTCCGCTCAAAGGCCTTCAGAAAAGCTCTTACATGATCGTCGTCGACCTCGACAGGCCGGACCCTCGCAGATGACCATTCCTCAAGCTTCTTTTCAAAGCGAGGAAGGCATGACTTGCAGCAATTATCTTCGACTTTTGCTACAGTCTTAAAACTAAGTTCTTGCACTGAGGTAACGTGCTCGAAACATCTGCGAACGGCGGCGCGAAGCTCGCCGCACTCGATCTCCTTAGGGGGATCTGCGATCTTGGAAATGCCCATCCCAGCAAACCACGAAACCACAGTTTTCGCCTTCCCTCCCAGGCGACGACGTCTAGTACACCCGTCTTCATCGATATCTTGCAATACCGAAAAAGGATTGTCGGATGAACATGAAGGCTCACTAGACGCCAATACGTTCTTTAAGAGTTGTGGGAACTCTCTCAAAACCACATTTTCGCCTGCTAGGTCGCAGACAGCGCTAATACCCTTTAATCGCGGGGTACAATCGCACGGCAGGTCTGACCTGGCCCTACCTCCCCTCACCGACGCACCGGGACCTGACGAATCCGAAACGCAGGATTCACATGGCTGTCGACCATTAATCAGGTACTGACGGTTAACGGACTGCGGAAAAGCATCCCAAAGGGATGTCTGACATCCCGCCGGGAAGGGGCCTTCGGGTAACACCGCAGCAGTTACCTGGCCGTTGTAGGCTAATTCTTCTTTTATACACGTGATTGTAGCCATATTGTAATAAGTTCGTGTTCGGGCTTTTATGTTCGCCCTAAAAACAGATTGATGTGATTTTCTTCACTCCCTTTATTTTCTGCAGACGGGAAGTCTGTCTTTTCACCAGATACAAAGCTGCTGGTCAGCATAATATGGACTTCAGAGGAATCCAAATGCCTCGACTGTCGTGTGCGAATTAACATACCGGTTGACTTTCGGTACCGCGGAATAAGCCGCCCCAACACGACAGAGGGTGTCGCTCAGCCCGTCTAAACCGGAGCCCACAGCAAAGTGGTTAAAAACGGGTTTGCAAC